CAGCATATTGAGAGTTTTCCATATCGATCTTCGACGTATAAGCAGCATTAACGACGTCATAATTAGACGCCATGATGACAGATCCTAAAGCTCCGCCAGCCGTAATGTCGCTGGACAAAGTTTTAAATTCGAACACCAAGCCGTTGAAACGATATTGTTGATAGTTGTTAGCCAAGGAAGCTAGCCATGGAAATGTTGATGATGTACCAGGGTTTACTTGAAAAGAAGTATTGGTGAAGGTAGCCGGAACAGACGGTATGACAATATCCATGATATACTCACGGTGCCGTACACGTGTGGCTTGACCCAACACACCAAAAGACGGAATAGCTTCTCCAGGTGGAACAGCCATTCCGTTTTTGTACAAAGAATTCTCAATTACTTCATAATCACCAAACCCAACAATTTTTGAAAGACCACTACCGAGATACCTTCCGAGTTTTGATCCTGCTGCACTACCGACTCCTGCACCACCGGGTCCTAAAGTAGATCCTGCCAGGCCGCCCAAAGAGCCGCCTGCGGACCCTCCCAGCTTAGCAAAAGTCCCATCAGCTACGATCTTTTTCATAAACGGCACGAAAGTATCCAGGTAGTAGCCACCTTTACCATTAATAGAATGAATGGAACTATTGTTGACATTTTTCTTATTGCGCGCTCTTTGCTTTCGCTTAGATACCATGTTTACTAGACTTAGTTCTCTGTTAAATTTATAACTGGCCCGTCGTTTAAAAACGGCTCGCTAAGGGTGGGTGCGCAACCCATGCCGGTCTAGACGGCTGCTGCCCTTCCACGCTTATATCTTAATAGTCAGTCTGAGACAAAGTCAGAAAGACCGGATCTTCGATATAAGCAGGTAAATGATTGACGGTATTCAGCAATTTCTCAATACGAACTAGGTCTTGATCCTCAAACCCATATCGTTCAAAAAACGCTGTTTTGCACATAGTTATATTCAGGTCGACACTAAGAACCACTTTGGGCTTCCAGGACTCCGAAATACCATCTATAACTACGGGTGTTCCTTGCGAACCAAATTTAGATAAAGTTTTGAGAAAAACTCCCAAGATCGGATAATTAAAAGGAACGTTTCCATAACTATTGGCCATAGCTTTGGAGACGATCCTCAAGGCTTTCTTACTATCTTTCGTCTTTGCTATTTGTTCAGGGGATTTAAGTAACTTACCTAGTTTCACAACGGCACTAGGAAGAGGCAGCCAGGCACAAAACCCGCTGCACGTGGGCATCCACCACCCTTTCAAAAAGGTGATTTGATGCAAATCCTGCGTATTTTTCAACTTAACAGCAAATCCGAGGTCTCTAGCCGATTTTACCAAATCTTTTTCATTTTTCTGAATTGTATGAATATACATTGCTGTAGTAGCCATTGAATTAAGAAGTGTAGTCAACGTAATTCCAGTTGGCATCTGTGTACCTGCATGACCTCTAGCCCGCATAAAA